TGTTGCGGTTAGTAACCATTTCTGCAAGCCTGCCCGATTCATCCGCAACGTAAAACACCACCTTTCCCAGTCGGGTTAAGGTGCCGTCGAAGTCTTTGCCGGCGTGTCTGCCTTTCAGAATTTGTATGTTGCAATTCATCGGCCAAATTTACGGTTTATTTCAGATGATTGTACTTTCCAACTTCCTTTGTCCATTCCGGCGGATTTGGGTCTTTTGGCCGTATGCCAACCGGGAAAATGATTTTGCTCACTTCTCCGCCTTTTTCAGGCTTGAAAAGTTCGCGGGTTTCGGTGGTGGTGGTTTTTTGGGGGGGGGTGGCTTGTTTTGGTTTCATTATTCAAACATTTTTTGCAGGTGATTACCCATTTCCTCAAACTTGCCGCCGCGCTCCATAACGCGAAGTTTTGCCATAAATTCGGGCTGTTCATTTGCGTACATTTTGAAAAGCGAAGGGTTGTTTATCTTACAGGAATGAACATTAGCAATTCGGTCACATAATTTTACCAAAACCGCATCAGGGTTTGCCGCTGTCTTTGCGTAGGTTTTCGCCTTGCGCTCTTTTCGATTCTTTCCTGGTTCGTCGGTAACGCCCCAAACCGCTTGATAAATCCTGCCTTCAAAATCAAGCGCAATAGCGTTATTCCATTTAGGGGCGCAATCCTCTAAAACGTCATGCAGCCAACAGGCAGCGGCTATTTCTGAACCAAGTCCAAAATAATTGCACACGCTTACAACGCTTTCCAAATGCTTCGTGTATGGCACATCGCCGTACATCTGCCCGTAGTGAGCATCAATAGCAATCCGCCTTGCATTGTCAAGTATCAGTTCGTCGTATCTCATTTTCGTTATGTGTTTTGTGAGCAAATTTCAGGCCGTAATTAACGAACGCCCAATATCTCAATCTTGCAGGAAATATCCAAAACGTGTTCAATGTGCGGCCTTTCATCCATCAGCGAAACGTCAACGTCCCTACCGTGAAGTGCAATCTCAAGTGTGCCTCCATACCGATTAGCAATTTCTTGCAGTTCGGATTTTAATGTTTCCAGATTCAATTCTTTTTCCATTTTGTAAAATTAAGCCTAACTGTCGACCATCGGAAATGCCCGCTAATCGCGGGGCAATTCGTCGGGCTTGGAGTTATGCCCGATTAGAGCGAAGGCACTGAAAAAACATACTCTTTGGATAGCCTTGTAAGAATCCATTAAGGTTGCTTTTTATGTATGCACCTTTTGATTTTGAAGCCGTTTCAGCCTCAATTATTTGGGATGTGTCAAAGTCCCAACCAGAAAGGAATACTCTGTACTTTTTCATTTTTTGTTGAAAATTTAAAGGTGTTGGCATAACCCTGCACTGCCTTTCATAGGCCGACTAAGCGCGGCTACATCGGCAGTGCATCAGTTAGCCAAAATTAGAACTGATAAGGCGGCGGTACTTTCTGTGCGAAACATACAAAGGGCTTGGCGCTTTCTGTCCAACGCACTTTGTTTTGACCCATTTTACTGGAGCATTTAAGCCTTCGCTCATCTCTACCTCATCACCTTCTTTGATGATGTCGCCCTCTTTTAGGTAGTAATATTTTGCCTCTTTCATCTGTGTTCAAATTCGTGTTCAATTTTAACAGTTATGTTTATCAATGCACACAATTCATCGGCTGATTCTTCTGCTTCTTTCTGCGTTACCCATCCCAAGTCATCGCCAATAAAAAATCTTCCCCATAACAATTCTGGGGTTTCTGTTGTCAACTTTGAAGCGTCAAAATCCGCCAAAATATTTGTGCAGGTTTGCACCTCAAATTCGGTAAAGGGTCTTTTAAAGATAATCCAAAGTTCGTGAAACATATTTCGGTTGATTTTAATTTTTACATTTTTTTTAAGATTTGTTCTTTGTTAAAATGGCACCCAATGCAACCCTCCGCAATCATTTTACAAGCAGAATTAGGTAGTGGCGTTTCACAATCGGATAACCATGCACCCCCGCCAACGCCCCCTAAACGTTGCGCAGCGGGGATGCCGCAGTTAGCGCTATGTGCTTTGTGAACCTCCCCCGTAGGTTTCGGCCCGTTTACCCTTCATCATTTCTGCCCAATCTTCCCGGCTCATAAAGTCGCAGCCAAACGGCGGGGCGGAAAAATCGGCAATTATTGTTTCCTCAAATGCGTTGATAAATTCCGAATCTGATAATCCGGTTGTACTTGACGGCATGGCGAACGTAGCGAACGGGGTACGCACCAATACCGGGTTATACTTCATTTTCAGCGCCTCGTGTATCTCCTGCGTGTTTCGCGCCTTCCTGAACCGTTCACCTTCCATAATCTCAAAACGATCCCCACAGGTTAGCAAAATCGTTTCCATGACGTGCGCGAAGTAGTATTTGTAACGGGTTGTGGTGTATCCACGCCGTTGCGCCTCAAATATCAATCTGTACCATCCATCAGGCAAAGTTTCCCAGGCTTCGCGGTAAATATCCACGCTTTCCGGCCTTAGTTTGCCGTTTGCCTTTTCAATGTGGATGACGGTTTTATCGTTCATTATTCGACCTTTTTGCCTAAATGCAGTCTGAAAAAATCACCTTTCGCCCCGTCAGACCATTCCGGATTTGCTTCCCCTATTGAAATGCCAATTATTGCAAATGTCATTTTTGGAGCGTCCAAATGATACCCGTTCTTAAACTCCACACGGTCAAACTGTCGCAAATCGTAATTCCTTCCCGTGTGCGGGTCTATGTAGTCTCCGCCAACCAGCACGGACGGCGGATGTGCAGTGCATAGACGCGCCAGCCAGTATGGTTTAATCTCCCGATATTCTTCCAGTTTTTCGCCAGAAGCAATCAGGTCAAACCACTTTTTTTTGAGTGTAAGTTTTAATATTTTCATTCAAAAAGCGTTTTCTGATTTTCTGCAATTGTCGCTGGGTTTGACTCCCTGCCGCTGCCAATCGCAAAAACGCCAGGTTTCACCCGCTTCAACATTCCGGCATTTACCATGCGCGAAAGGCGTTCACCGATGTACTTTTCCCCGTTTCGGTAGTACGGATCGCCCGTAAAGGAAAATATTTCCTCTTTGGTTGCGGTGCCTTTTGATCGGACAAAATTATAAATGGCGCGTTGACTGGGTGTCATTGTTTAGTTTCTTCTTTTATCGTTTCTGCGTCAATCGCCAGCCCGGAATCAATCAGGCCAAAAAGGTCAAAGCCCCAGGAAAGGAGTTTGAGCCAAGCGGAAGGCTCGCCTATTTGCTCCTGATCGTAATCTGCCCTTGGACCAGTTTGCCACCCATTCCATATTTTCAAAGCATCATTTTTCTTGCCAGTTAATTCCCGCGCCTCGCTTTCTGTCAGGCTGTCAAGGCGGCGAAGGACGGGTTTGATTTCATCCGCCGGCAATATAGACATAGATTGCGGGTGCTGAACAGTAATTTTGCCGCTGGAAAAAACACCATCAATAAAGCCATCGCCATATTTGGTTTTGCACTTTTGCCCCAAATACAGGGCGGCAATTTGTGGAGTAAATTTTTCCATTGTTCAGGATTTTAAAATTTCAAACCATTTAAAAAATTCATCGGTTGAACGAGCAACAAAATAAACGCCATTTGCCCGTTCAATTTCCTGCCGTCTGGCTTCCTGGTGTTCGCTCATTTTGTCCTTACCCGCCTTGACTTCGATAACAACGAATTTTCCCCGGATGCAGGCCCAAATGTCTGGCAAACCCTTTTCGGTATTTCCGCCCCTGTGAATCTTCTTTGCTTCATCCCAAACCCCTACATTGTTCACGCGATACGCTACGCATCCAAATTGCATATTTATCACACGCAAAATGTTTCGGGTTATCTGGTTGGCAGTTTCCGGATGCGCCTTCTTTGCGGGCGGCTTTGCCGACTTCCCCCATGCCTCAAACCCCCTGCTCATGCCGTTTCAATTTTATACGCCCCCGGCTCTTTGTCAAGCCAGACGCATAGTTTCAAAAATGATTCGCTCGACAAACCTTTGCGGACTTCCGCCCGATGTACCGTTCCGTTGCTTACACCGATCTGCTCCGCCGCTTCCCTGGTTGTCAGCCGGTTTTTTATTTGCCGCTTGGTGTTAACGTCGGCAGCGAGTTTGTCAGCATCGTATTTCATGCGGTAAATATAAAACAATGTTTTCAGATTGCAAAGTAAATTGTAAAAAAACCGCCGGACAAAGCGCCCGGCGGTCAGTATGAAAATGAAGAAAAATGGCTACATCATTTCAACCTCTGACAGTTGGTCGAACAATTCGCGGGGCTTGGTTTGCAGAAAACGCTTTTCTGCTTCCTTGCAGTTTGCCACCGCCTGTTTGAAATACGAATCCTTCAACTCGATTCCGATGCCAAAGCGCCCCATAGAAACGGGCGAAAACACCTCGCTACCTACGCCCATAAACGGGGTTAAAACGACTTCGCCGGGATTGCTGTAAAGTTCGACAATACGATCAATTACGTCAAGTTGCAAGGGGTGAACATGGCGCTCATCATCATCTTCCCGCGCATCGCGGAACGGCAAAACCTCGTCGATCCGAATGTCATCCCAAACCGATGAGGCGTAACGCTGCCAAATGATATGCGACAACTTGTTTTCGCGTTGATCGCCGTCAAATCCGGAATACTTGCGCTGTAATGCCTTGAAAGACTCATTCACATAAACGTCATAGGCTTCGTCAAAACTGCCGGACGTTGGAAATTCAGACAGCGGCAAACCGTACTTTGAAAGGTGTTCAGGAAGGAATGGGCGCAACCCGGCGTAGTGGGTAAGTCCGAACGGGTGTGTAACATCCTTTTCACGCTTGCCTTCTTTTTTGAAGATGAGAATGTAATCCGGCATGGCGGTGTAGCAATCCTGCGAATTTTCAACGATGAATTTGTGCATCAGGCTTTGAACCATTGTGCGAAGTCGCACCTTCAAAGGCTCTTTCCAAATGGTGATTTTGTTCATCCGTTTCAATCCGTACTTTTTGTGGATTTCTTCAATTTCGTGCGGGTAGTCAAATTGGCTGCCGTCTTTGTTCATCAAGTCTGTACAATGCACGGCGCAAATGCAACCAGGCTTCAATGTGCGAGCGAGTTCGCGGGCAATGAAGTCGTACATAGACAAAGCATCTTCCCAGTTTTCGCAGTTGGAAAAATCGCGTTCATCGCTGGAATAATTGAACAGGCCAAGGAACGGCGGCGAGAAGATTTGCAGGTCAACAGAGTTATCCGGCAATGTGCTGACAACATCCATGCAGTCGGCGTTGTAAATGGCGTAATTGTCGGTTACGACTTGTTGTTTGATTTTGGATTCCATTTTTCAATTCACTTTTGTAAGAATGAAGGAAGATTAATTGTTTGGTCGAAGGCGCGTTTTTGCACGTCGTATGACTTGTTCAGGTTTGCGTTGAGCATGGAAAAAAGATTCGATGCCTTTTCCGCTTTTGCTTCTATCGCTTGCAGTATCCTTACTTGCCCGTCTGAAATTACCCGGTCAATTGTTACCTCGCGTGTTTGTCCGAAACGATAAAAGCGGCGGACAAGTTGGTAGTATTGCTCAAATGAAAAGCCGGGAAAAGTTACGGCGTGGTTGCAATGCTGCCAGTTCAGCCCCCACGCGGTAATTTTGGGTTTGGTAATCAGTTTTTTGATTTGGCCGTCCGCAAATGCTTTCAGGATTTCTTCTTTCTTTTCGATGCTCATTCCGCCCCGGATTTCAACCGCACTTCTGTCAAGCGTTGCCACCATTTCAGCTTCTTCATTGAGGTTACACCAGTACACAGTGCATTCATGCGCCGAGCCAAGTTCAACAGCCTTTTCTGCCCGCTTTTCGATTGTTGCCTTGCGTTCAGCGTGGATTTCCGGCATGGTTCGCGCCACTTGGTTGAACATCGAAAATTGACCATTTATAACAAGCGGCGCATCATTTGTAACGATGTGGTCATTTTCAATCAGTGCCGGTAAAATGTGGCGTTCGTCTGAAAATCCCAGGTCGGACGGTTTTCGCGCTGAAATGCTCCACCCGCTTACCCACTGAAAAAACGCCTCTGTCGCGTGTCCTTTCAAACGCCATTTAACCCCGATCCCGTTGGGGCTAATCGTATCGGCGTTGTTGGTAAAGAACTTGGTTAGCATATCCATGTGGCCCAAATACCCCAATGCCTCGCTACTTGTTCCCAACTCTACGTAATCGTTTGGCGAAGGGGTAGCGGTAGCAAGAAAACGGTATTGCATTTTGCGCATAAGCCCAAAAACGTTTGCGGTAGTTGCGGCTTTGAAGTCTTTAAGGCAACTGCTTTCGTCACAAATAATGCAATCGAAATCGGCAGGGTTGAAGTAGTGCAAACGTTCGTAATTGCAAATGATGATTTTGCCGGTAAAATTTCCGTCTCTTGAATATTCAACGTCATCAATTCCGAATTTTTCGGCCTCTTTGATGAACTGAAAAGCAACGGATAGCGGCGTCGGAATAAGTACCGGCTTATTGGTGTGCCGGACGTAATTCGCAGCAATGACCAATTCAATGAGGGTTTTGCCAAGTCCGGTATCGAGGTAGGTTGCGCACCTGCCTTTTTGTATCGCGTACTCGGCGACATACTGTTGAAAGTCAAACATCCCAGGAACAGAAAACACGGGTTTAATACCGTGATCGCTTGCCCTGTGGCGTTTGGCTTCGATAAATTTTTGGTAATCTTCCATTTTTCAATTCATTTTTAATTGATGCACAAAGATAAAACAATGTTTTAAATAATCGCAACACCTTTGCACAAATAAATTTTCACCTCACCAATGCAGCCATCCTGCACGACCTTCCCGGCACTAACCCACCCCTCAAAAACCGTTTCCGCTTCCCGATCTTCGCATTTCAAGGCCCGGATAATTTCTCTTAAAAATGAAAAACGGACGGCACGGTTTAGGCGTCGGCAGGCAGTCAGGGCGGTTTCTAATTGCGCTTCGCGTGGATCGGCGGGTTTAGATTTTTTCTTGCTCATATCTTTTTTCAAATTCGGATAACTGTCGCCTTTCGTTCATTCCGGCTAATCGCCGGAACGGCGTAAGGCTTGGAGTTATGCGGAATTAAAAATGCTTGACAACCCCATCTGAATATTTGATAGTTGACGACCTGCAAATATGAGTAGGTGTATCCGTTCCGTGCAGAATACTAAGCCTTGCTTTCTCAAGCAATTTTAACCGCCTCATAAACTTCCCGCAAATAGGGCAGTTTTTAAACTTAGTATCTTTTTTCATGCCTTTAATTTTAATCCGCATAACCCCGCACTGCCTTCCATGCCGCCTAAGCGTTGCACGTTGGCACTGCATCAGTTAGCCAAAATTAGAACTGATAAGGCGGCGGTACTTTCTGTGAGAAATAAACAAATGGCTTGGCGCTTTCTGTCCAACGCAGTTTGTTTTGACCCATTTTACTGGAGCATTTAAGCCTTCGCTCATCTCTACCTCATCACCTTCTTTGATGATGTCGCCTTCTTTTAGATAGTAGTATTTTGCCTCTTTCATCTGTGTTCAAATTCGTATTCAATGTTAACGGTTATGTTTATCAATGCACATAATTCTTCGGCTGATTCTTCGGCCTCGTCCTGCGTTACCCATCCCAAATCGTCGCCAACGAAAAATCTTCCCCATAACAATTCTGGGGCTTCCGTTGTCAATTTTGAAGCGTCAAAGTCCCGGAGAATATTATCGCAGGTTTGAATTTCATAAGCCGAAAACGGTCTTTTAAAGACAATCCAAAGTTCGTGGAACATAGTTTCAAAAATTTAAGTGAAAATCGGCTAACCCCGCACTGCCTTTCATACGCCCTACACGGTCGCACGTCGGCAGTGC